TCGTGAAGTAATAAGATAAATGCGAAATGAGTGATATAACTCACTTCGCATTTTTAATTTTTATAAGAAATTGATAAATGCGTTAGAGTGAATAATCACTCTGGCGCATTTATTTTTTTGCCTAAAAACAGAGGAGGTGGAGAGCAATGGCAACCAATAAGCGACCGAGAAAAGCGTACAAGCGCATCGGATTCGAGGACAGAAAGAAAATCGAAGCACTGAACGCACAGGGCAAAACAGTAGATGAGATGGCGATGGCAATCGGTGTCCACTCGGCTACCATGTACCGTGAACTCGCCAGAGGTGGAGAACCGTACAAGGCAGAGGTCGCACAGCATTCCATCTAACAGAGAGGAGCAAGTGGAATGGAAGAACTGGATATCAAGACTGCCATACAGATAGCAAAGATACTGGCAGCGGCCCCGGATGAAAGAATCCCCATGATACTGGATGTGTTCAGCAAGGCACAGGTTGACATCAACGGACTTGATGAACTGGCAGAATGGAGAGCACTGGACAAGCAGGCCGCACTGATTGACACAGATACCTTTGTAACAGAACTGACCAAGGGCAAGGAACTGGAGGACGGAGAATACCGCATCAGAGTTCCGGAGTTTAATCACTTCTGTAGCACAAAGGGAGTGAGTGCCAGATACGCAAGGAAGCACCTGTATGAAAGCGGAATGCTTCGAAGCAGCACTGACAATGGCAAGATCAACTATACCTGCCCGGTGCAGGCAACAGATACCAAAAAAACAGAACGATGCGTATGCATCACACCTAAAAATTAAATACCGAAGAAACACACTGGCAAGCATCGACCAGGATAAAAACCGATAGGTAGGAGCGAGCCGCCGCAGTAAATCGCTCCGGCAGCAGGACATGAGCCTGCATGAATAGCTGTCGTAATTGGGGTAGGGAACGCAGACCCAAGTAAAACAACAACGGTTCGGAGGCAGATGAGAAACACGCAGAGAGAGAATACCGAGAGCATGGATGCGTGGGTGCGATTTAACACTCGGTAGCGGGGAATGAAAAAGACCGCACTGCAGGCAACTAGTACAGCTACCCCAAAGAATACTCAGGGAGCATGAACGGAACAGTTACTCTTCAAAGCCTTGGAGAACCTGTTCCATGCCAGACCCAAGAAGCCTAGAGAGCATAATGAGGTACTGGTAAAAGTCAAGTAAGTATAAAGGAGAGAGCATATGAAACAGCCAAAGAAACTGACAAGGAATCAGAAAGAGATACTGGTCAAGAAGGGAATGAACCCAGATGACTATATGCTCCATTCAGAGGATGAGAAAGAGATGATCCTCTACAACAGGAAGGAAAAGAGACTGGAAGCAGTCGAGAAGTAAGCAGGAGGTGCATGACGATTTGAAACTCAGTAGGAGACAGAAGCGAATTCTGAAAAGAAAGCTGAAGCGCATAGCAGTGGATGCAGTAGCGGTTATAGTGGGAGCGGGAATGTTTGTTGGATTGTTTGTCGCATGGGCAAACGAACCAATGCCGGACTGGAGCGAGTACATGGAGGAAAACCACATAGGCATGGTGCAGGTGGAAGGATCGGACACATGGCTGACGCAGGAAGAATATGAACAGATGTGCAAAGAGCGTGACGCATACAAGGCAGCAGAGCAGGCAGAGGAACAATCCTACTACAACGCAATCCTCCAGAGCACTGAGACACCAGTACCGACAACGACCGCAGCAATCGGCAGTCTGGACTGGGATGCAGATGACTCCTACAGATTAGCAAAAATCGCCATGGCGGAAGCAGAGGGCGAGGACACCGAGGGCAAGGCACTGGTCATACTGGTAGTGCTGAACCGAGTATGGAGCGATGACTTCCCAGATACCATCGAGGGAGTGATCACGGAGGATACCCAGTTCGCAGCATATGAAAACGGAAGATACGACAGGGTAGAACCAGACGCAGACTGCTACCGGGCACTGGAAATGGTGCAGGTAGAACACTGGAATGAGAGCCGGGGAGCGATATACTTCGAGAGAACCACGGATGAAACCACATGGCACAACACCACACTGAAAAAAATATTCACACACGGCAACCACACATTCTACACGGAAGAGTAGATGAACGGTCGCAGGAAGGGGAAGCAAGCATGAATGACGCAACTATACCTATTGCAATTTATCTTGAGATAAAAGACGCAGAGATATGTGGCGGGGATGGCTCGACTGGATGGGCGGCCACAATTGTGGATATATACTCATCTGATCGCCCCGGCATCATCTCAAGAACTGTTCACGATTTCAAAAGGAAGATGGCTCAGTATTTTCATGTACCTCTTAGAAAAATAAAGCAAATATCTAGAGAGGAATACGAAGCATATGCGGACGTAAGAAAAGGAAGTAACCAACAATGAAAATGGCAATGAAGGACGGACAGGTACTCATAAGAGAAGCAGACAATGTCCAGTTCACAATCATAAAGAGTTGGGGAAAGATGAAGTGGAGCAGGCAGACGCAGACACTAAGCGGACCGGCTGACATCGAACTGCTGAACAGACTGGCAGGACTGGTAAACTTGCCACCGTCCATCGAAGCAGAGCGAAAGAAGCTGAACGAAGTAATGGCAGCAGTCGACCGAGAACGCATGAACCCGAAGCCAGAGCCGCTCATCCCACCGCCAGTCAAGGTGTCGCCATTCACGCACCAGGTACGAGGATACAATATGGCACTCATGACATTCGGACTGGTAGACCCACCGAAACCAAAGGAGGCGGAGAAGTGATACATATCAAGGAAACGGAGATCATCCCACTTCTTAAGGAAGCGCAGACAGAATACTCGCAGAAGATAACTGAGGGAGATCCGAAAGATGTGGGGATGGCAGAAAGTATAGAGGAAGCACTCACGCAGGCGATGGACATCGTGTACGACTACCAGAGCATGGCGGATGAGCACAAGCGGATGGTCGAAAAATACGAGACAGAAGCACCAGTAATAAAGAGAGGTATGGACTTTTACTGCTGCCCTGCCTGCGGAAAGAGAACCTCCCGAAATCATACGCACTGCCACTGGTGCGGAAAGAAACTGGGGTGGAGCAGATGAAGCAGGAAATAACAATGGGGTCTTTGTTCTCCGGGAGCGGTGGCTTTGAACTGGCAGGATCGATATTCGGAATCAGACCAATATGGGCAAGCGAGATAGAGCCATTCCCGATACTGGTAACCACAAAGAACTTCCCAGAAATGAAACACCTCGGAGACATCAATAAATTAAACGGCGCAGACTTAGAGCTAGTGACCATCATCGCAGGCGGCTCTCCATGCCAGGACATGAGCATAGCCGGAAAGCGTGAGGGTCTGGACGGTTCACGAAGCAATCTGTTCCGTGAGCAGATACGGATCATAAAGGAGATGAGAGAAAGTGACAGAGCAGCAGGCAGGACAGGAACGCAGATCAGACCAAGATACATGGTCTGGGAGAACGTGCCCGGAGCATATTCGAGCAACAAAGGAGAGGACTTCCGATGTGTCCTCGAAGAAATCTGCCAAATCTCAGAAGGAAATGTTTCAATTCCTAGACCTCCGAAAAACAAGTGGGGGGGCAAGGCGCAATCATGGGCGATGGGTATTCAGTCGCTTGGCGAACACTTGACGCTCAATATTGGGGAGTGCCCCAAAGAAGAAAGCGTATCTACCTTGTCGCAGATTTTGGAGGAAACACCGCACCAAAAATATTATTTGAGCGAGAAGGCTTGTCTGGGAATTTTGCGGAGAGCCGAGAAGCGTGGCAAAGAACTGCCGGAGATATTAAGACTGGCACTCATAAGACAGGCACAGATGATGTCGAGTGCTATGACATCAGCGACAGACGCAGGGTAGCTGATAAGAGCGAGGTATCGCCCACGCTCACAACAAAGATGGGGACCGGCGGTAACAATGTACCCATCGTATTGGAAAACCACCCACAGGACAGCAGAGTGACGATAGCGGAGGACGGTAATGTACCAACGCTGACCAGTCGCATGGGCACCGGGGGGGCAATGTACCACTCATCCTCAGCCAATCACATTGCAGATCAGAAGCGGATGTGCGGGAGGAGGTAAGGGAGCATTGATGCAGACAGACAAGAGCGCAACGCTCAGTACACACAACACACAGACCTTATTCGACCCAATCCCGATAGCAGATAAGGCGACCCGATACAAGGGCGGCGGAGATACCAGAAACAATGACGGCTCTGCCAATGGACTTGGTATCGGAGAACCGGGAGCACCTGCCAACACACTCACGGCCGCAGACAGGCACGGAGTAGCCTGCTTCGCACAACAAGCAATCGGGGAATATGAGGAATCGGAGAAAGCCTCCTGTCTGAAACGCAGGGATTATAAGGACAGCACCGACCTCATTCTCTGGGAGTACATCATCCGCAGGCTCACACCATTGGAATGCTGCAGACTGCAAGGTTTCCCAGATAACTGGGCAGAGGAACTGGGGATAACAGAGCCAACGCAGGAAGATATCGATCACTGGCGAGAGGTGTTCCGAACGCAGATGGAAGCCATGGGCGAGAGCAAAAAGGAAAAGACAGACAACCAGATCTGCAAATGGCTGAAAGACCCGGAGAGCGACTCAGCCAAATATAAGATGTGGGGCAACGGCATAGCACTTCCGTGTGCAATGTTTGTGATGGAAGGTATCGCCATGATACTAAGCAGGGAGGATACAGATGAGCAGAAATAACAGAGATTACATATCCTGTCGCAACCCCGCAGCAACCAAGCAGCAGGAGGCAGGTTGGAACAGGATGGTGCGAGATTTGGAGCACCGCAAAGCAAAAGAAAATCACAGGAAGGAGGTAAAAACCAATGGCAGAAACGCATAAAGGCTTCGGTCTGCTTTTTGAAATGGGATGCGGAAAGACGCTAACAGCAATCATGATAGCAGGCATGGCTTACCAGATGGGTAAGGTGGAAAAGGTACTGGTGGTAGCACCAACCTCCGTCTGCTCCGTATGGCCCAAGGACTTCGCAGAATTTGCAGACTTCAAGGCAAACATCAAGGTACTGCTCGGAGACAAGAACCGCAGGCTGAAGCTGTTAAACGATCTCGACAACTTCCCATTCAAGGCATTAAAGGTAGCCGTTATCAATTACGAATCCACATGGAGAGAAGGCATCTTTGACGCACTGTATGAATGGAACGCAGACATGATCATCTGCGATGAGAGCCAGAGAATCAAGAGCCACGATGCAGAGCAGTCCAAGGCAATGCACAAACTGGGCGACCAGGCAAAGTACAAACTTATCCTGTCCGGAACTCCGGTACAGAATAATGCAATCGACCTGTATAGCCAGTACCGCTTCCTTGACCCGACAATCTTCGGAACGAACTTCTATCAGTTCCGAAACAGATATGCCATCATGGGCGGATTTAACAGACACCAGATCGTGGGATACAAAGACCTCGACCAGTTAATCCAGAAAGAGCACTCCATCGCATACCGAGTGACCAAGGACGAAGCACTCGACCTGCCGGAGCAGACATTCCTGCAGAGATACATAACGATGTCGGCAAAGGAAAAGAACATCTACGACCGCATCAAGCGTGAGAGTTTCGCAGAACTGGAAAGCGGCGGGCAGATTAGCGCAACGACCGTGCTGACAAAGCTGCTTCGCCTTCAGCAATTCACTGGCGGATTTTTAGTGGCAGACGGCGAGGAAAAGCCAGAACTGGTCAGCAAGGGCAAACTGAACGCACTGGAAGAAATCGTGGACGATTATGTGGTGGACGCAGGAAAGAAACTGGTAATCTTCGCACGTTTCAGACCGGAGATAGACATCATCGGGCAGATGCTGAAAAAGAAGAAACTCCGCTACGGAGAAATCTATGGAGATGTGAAACTGGAGGACAGGGGCGACATCGTCAAGGACTTCCAGACGAACCCAGAAACGATGGTATTCCTCGCACAGATCGATACTGCAGGACTGGGAATCACACTCACGGCCGCAGACACCTGTGTGTATTATTCGGTCAACTTCAACTATGCAGCATATAGTCAGAGCCTTGCCAGAATCCACCGTATCGGGCAGAAGAATGCCTGCACTTATATCCACCTCATCACAGAGGGAACGATAGACGAAGTGGTGCTGAAAGCACTGGCGAAGAAAGAGGATCTGGCAAAAACAGTCGTGGATACGTGGAGGGATTATTTCTAATGGGTGGACGCAAATGGACAGATGAAGAACTTGTCCTCCTGGAAGAACTGACAGAGAAGTACCCACTGGAAACAGTGGCAAGACGGCTGAACCGAACCAAGGAGGCGGTGTTTCTAAAGAGACAGCGCATCGGGATGGGCGGATACATGGCGAACACAGATATGCTCACCAGAAACACCGTGTCGAAGATCCTTGGAATAGAAAACCGAACCCTGCAGTACTGGGAGAGAAAAGGTCTAAAAAGCTACCGGAAGCGACCATACGTGATGTACCGACAGGAAGATATCATCAAATACATGAGAGAGCACCCAGAGGACTGGAACGCAGCCAGGGTAACAGACGACACAATGTTCATGCGCTACGACTGGTACAAGGAAAAAAGAAAAAATGATATATCACGCAGATACAACTGGACAGGAACGGAAGTCCGAAGGATGCAGCACCTCAGACACGAAGGATATTCCATAAGGGAAATCGCAGAAATGATGAACCGCTCGGAATCGAGCATAAAATACAAACTTTACAGGAGGAGCAATAGTGAAGATTGATATTTTTAACCCAGAAAGTAAATACGACATCCTCTACACGGACCCACCGTGGCAGCAAGGCAGGGGCGGAAAGAAAGCGGCCAGACCGAACAGCACCGGAACAACAGTACCATACGAGACAATGGACGTCCCCGGAATTATGGAACTGCACCGCTATGTCACAAACGAACTCATGAATGAAAAGCACAATGTATTCATGTGGACGATAGACAAGTACCTGCCACAAACAGAGGAAATCATGAGCCTGCTTGGATATAAACTCCACGCAAGGCTGATACGGGATAAGGGCAACGGACCGGCACCCGCCTACACGGTGCGCTTCGCACATGAGTACCTGCTCTGGTTCTACAAGAAGGGAAATATCATCCTCCCGGACAAGGACAAGCGTGGAGCATTCTCCACGGTACTCAGAGAGAACAGCAAACGGCATCACAGCCAGAAGCCGGAATGTGCCTATCAGATGTTAGAAACATTTTTCCCACAAGCAAAGAAACTGGAACTCTTCGCAAGGGCGGAGCGTGACGGTTGGGACCAGTGGGGAAATGAATTATAAAACCAAAGGAGGAGCAACAACATGGAAACAGTCACAACATTAGATGACAAGGTCAGAGCCTTCAAGGTGCTGCTCGACAAAAAAGATGAATTGGCAGAGCAGACCAAGGCAAACAATGAGGAAATCAAAAACCTCGAACAGGAAATCGCACAGCAGATGGTGGACGAGGAAAAGCCGGATACTACGGTGGATGGCTTCAAGTACAGCCTGCAGGAGAAAACGAGATACTCCAAGATTTCAGAAGAAAAACTGATGGAAAAAGGTCTGGTATTCTTCGATGTCTTGAGAGAGCAGGGATTCGGACACCTCATCACGGAAAGAGTAGATCCACGAACCCTCGACTCTGCGATGAACAATCTGGCGGCCGAGAACGATGGAGAACTGCCGGAAGAAATGGCAGAGGTACTCTCCGTTTATTCGGAACTTAAGGTATCCAAGAGAAAAGCCAACACCAAGGCTCTGAACAGAGCAAAGAAAGCACAGGAGGTATAAAGATGGACTACGAACAGATGGAAATTGATATCACACTGGAAAGCGACCGTGACCTTAAAGAGAATATGCAGGCGACTGCCAAGTTCGCACTGGGGCAGATTATGGAGTATCAGCACCCGACTAAGGTAAAGAACCGCCATGAGGGATACAGCATCGCAGCGGAGGGATATGCGTCCCTGCAGGGCAAGATGAAGTCCACCAAGACAGACATGGACGACCTCCTGAAACTCCTGCCGAATGGAGACGGCGATGTCCTCAATGTAATCGGCAGTCTTTACAATTCTGCGGTCGAGGTAGCAGTGGAGTCTATCAAACTTGCAGCACAGGCGCAGAGGATCATGGACGACCTCTACTACGGAGAGAGCGGAAAGCCGACACCGATGGAAGAATACATGGACGAGCAGGAAGCAGGAGCGTCAGAGGATGATGGCTTCGAGGAAGCAGACAATAACAAAGAAGATGCAGAGGAAATGGAGGAATAAGACATGGCAAAGAATGAGGTAGCAACAACAGAAAAGAATTTCAATCTGGTCACGCAGACCGGAGAACTGAAGGAAGCAGTAGCAGAAGAACTGGATGGTCTCGGCACTCTTCCATTTGAGAGAGCAAAGATCCCAAGCGGTGGCGGTCTGGCATTTGAACTGCCGGGAGAGACTGAGGATGAGCCTGTAATGAGTACAGACCTCACCGGAGTTCTTATCCATCATCATCCGGTAAACGCATACTGGAAAGAGGAATACGCAGGCGGCAATGTTCAGCCGGACTGCTCAAGCCATGACGGAAAGCAGGGAGTGGAGCGTGAGACTGGGGAAATCCATGATTGCAGCAAGTGTCCGCATAACCAGTTCGGAAGCGGAAAGAACGGATCTGGAAAAGCCTGCAAGAACATTCACAGATGTTACATCCTGCAGGAAGGCAACCCTGTACCGATTATCCTCGCTTTACCGCCAACCTCTCTGAAATACATCAGAGATTACATCGGCAAGCGAATCCTCCTCAAAGGACTCCGCTGCTACGATGCCGTAACCAAGATCACGCTGAAGAAGGAAAAGTCAGCAGACGGCATCACGTACTCCAGAGCAGCCTTCGCATTTGTGAGTAAGCTGACGGACGAACAGAGAGCCGAAACAAAGGCAATGGTAGAGATGATCAAGGCACAGGCGGACAATATCCCGGATATTGACGAAGCAGACTACAACACCGGAGCTGCCGTGGATGCAGCAGACTTCCAGAGCGTAGACGGAGACGCAAACCTGCCGTTCAACTAAGGCAGACTAAGCCAGGAGCGGAAACGCTCCTGGCATTATCCAAAGGAGGCACAGTATGCAGATATTATTTGATAACTGGACCGGCAGATACGATGATGAATGCTTAATGCCGGGAGACATCGTGGAAGCGGCTATGGTTTACAACTTTAGGGAGAATGCGGGCAACCAGACGGATACTATGATCCAGATGGGCGAGGTCGCAGACATCGTAGGCAACCTGCCAATCTATGACACCATATACAAAGAGAACAGATACTCACCATGGAAGTACGCAGGACAGTGCTATCCGGGAGAGTTACAGAATAGAAATCCGGCACTCATGCCGATGTGCTATATCTGCAGCAGATACAGGGCAGATACCAGAGAGGAACTGGAAGAAAATATCAAAGTGGCGAAGTGGGCAGCAAGCAAGGTAGTCAGCGAAGGAAAGATACCGATCGCACCGCACCTTTACTTCCCACGATTTATGGATGACTCCATCGCCGGAGAGAGATACTTCGGAATGGAAGCAGGCAAGCGTCTGATGATGCAGTGCAAAGAATTCCTCGTAGTGACCGTGGACAATGTGATCAGCGAGGGAATGAATGAGGAAATCGACTACATGACGAACAAACTCATGATGCAGGGCAAGTCAATCAATTTCACAAGACTTGGACTGGAACAGGTAATACTTAGTAGATTGGAGCGATAATATGCAGCAGGCAGCGGAGGTCGATTTAGACCGTCTGGTAGATTATAAAACTGAATACTGCTCCGTTATCAAAAAGCACAAGATCACAGGCGACAACCTCACAGGTCTGTGTCCGTTCCATGACGACCGTGCAAATTCATTCTCGGTAGACTTAAAGACCGGAATGTGGCACTGCTTCGCAGAGGATGAGGGCGGAAACTTCGTCACATTTTATGCAAAGCTGAATGGACTGGATACCAAGGAAGCCTATAAGCAGATACTGGAAAAGTATGGAGCATTGAATGAGCCGCAGGAGAAACCAAAAGAGAAGAAACCAGGACTGGATCACTACACCGTGTCCCAGTATTCATTCGAGAAGCGTCTCCCAGAGGACTGGCTGAAAGAACAATGCTGCCTGCAGACAAAGAAAGACCGAAACGGAGTCCAGTATTTATACATACCATACTTTGATGCAGAAAGAAATCTGGCACTGCACCGTAAGAGATACGGCGGAAAGCAGTTCCGGTGGGAATATGGAAAGACAGACAGGCTGTGTATGTATGGATTATGGCAGATAGAAGCCATAAGGAATATCGGATATGCAGTACTGGTCGAGGGCGAGAGCGATTCCCAGTCCATGTGGTACATGGGAATCAGCACACTCGGAATACCGGGAGCGTCCATGATGCGGGCAGACTGGGCAGGAGTCCTGCAGGATTTGAAACTTTACATCCATGTAGAGCCGGACAAAGGCGGGGAAGCATTCCTCGCCAAAGTCACAAGGGCACTCCGGGAAGGAAAGTTCGTAGGAGAAGTATACAAATGGAGCTGTCGGACACTCGGATGCAAGGACCCATCGGAAGTTTATATGAAGTATGGCAAAGAGGAAGCGGCCGAGAAGATCCGAAAAGCAATCAGCAACGCAGAGCAGATAGACATCGAGGAAGATAACATCCCAGAAGCAGTCGAGGGAGCACCTGTGAACTTAAGACAGCCGGAAGGTTGGATTTATTCAGAAAAAGGAATCAGCGTGATCGATGAAAAGAAGTACGCACCAGTCATGGTATGCAGAACCCCGATCATTATCACGCAGCGACTGCGGAGCATGGAAACAGGAGAGGAAAAGATAGAGGTAGCATTCAAGAGGGATGGGCAGTGGCACAAGGCAATCTACCCACGAAGTACCATCTTCACATCCAGAGCCATCACAGCACTGGCAGACTTAGGATGCACCGTCACATCGGAGAATGCAAAGCACATCGTAAAATTCTTGGCGGCACTGGAAGCCGAGAACATAGACATCATAAAGAAAGCAGACTCCACAAGTACATTCGGATGGCAATCCGGAAAGCGGTTCGTGCCAGGGCATGACAAGGACATTGTTCTGGACATTGACCCATCGCAGAGGGGCATGGCAGCGGCATACTGCCAGAACGGAACAATGGCGGACTGGCTCAAAATGATAAAGCCACACCGAAGCAGAGACAAGTTCCGGTTCATACTGGCGGCCAGTTTCACAGCACCGCTCCTGCGGATCATAAAGCAGCGAATATTCTTCGTGTACAACTGGGGCGGTTCAAAAGGCGGAAAGACCGCAGCACTTAAGGCAGCACTCTCCGTATGGGGCGACCCGGAAAGACTGATGGTAAATTTTAATGCAACGCAGGTAGGCTTGGAGAGAACCGCATCCTTTTACTGCGACCTTCCGCTAGGAATTGATGAGCGACAGTTGGCAGGAAATAACCAGAACTCACTGGAGAAAATCGTGTACATGATCGCCAGTGGTACAGGAAAGATACGAGGTGCAAAGAGCGGTGGCATCCAGGCAACACAGACATGGAGAACCGTGGCACTGGCAACCGGAGAAGAACCACTATCAACAGAAACATCGCAGACAGGTGTAAGCACCCGTGTGCTTGAAATATACGGCGGACCATTTGACGATGAGAGGGAAGCCTCCGTCATGCATCAGCAGTCTGGAATGAACTGCGGATGGGCGGGACCGGCTTACATCGGAATGCTCCTGCACACAGACGAGAGAAGCATCACGGAGAAATACGATGAAATGATGCAGTATGTATACCAGATCAGCAAAGGAAAGAGCGGATCACACATAGCAGGCATCGCAGCGGTGGCACTGGCAGACGCAATCATCGACACATGGGTATTTAATAACGGAGAATGGCTGAAACGGTACGAAAATGGAGAATTTGATACGGAATCAGCCAAAACAAACACGGAAAACCTGCAAATCGACCCGGAATCATGGGAAAGAGCCAAAGAGATGGCAAGGAACATCCTGCAGGAGCAGATGAACGCAGACACCGGAGATGTAAACGAGAATGCCACGCAGTACATCGTGGACTGGATACTGTCAAACAAGGACAGCTTCGGGGAGAAAGCCTTCGGAACGTGCCTTGGTATGATCCAGAACAAGAACGCATACATCTTCCCATCCATGCTGACGCAGGCACTCACGAAAGCAGGGTACTCATCCAGAAAGACACTGAAATACCTCGCAGATAAGGGTCTGATCGGAGTATCAGTCCTTAAAGACGGCAGCACCAAGAACTCAGTGACAAAATGGTTCAACAACCGAAACTGTCGCTTCGTGGAATTCCACCTGGGCGACCTCGCAGAGGAAAAGGACCCGTTACTGGAGGAGGAAGAAATCGCAGAGCAGATGAAACCGCAGCAGATGAGTCTGCCGGGAACAAATGACGGATGGCAGACCATACCCGATGAGGAAGCAGATAAGCTGCCGTTCAATTAGTCACAGAATTTGCGATTTAGTCACAAAAACCATGGAGCAGAAAAAATTGTGTGACTGGAAATTATGTGACCAAAATCGCTAAAAAGTTATAAAAAACCTTAAAAAACCGCACACTTAAAATTAGGTGTTTAGTTAGGTGTTCGGTTAGGTGTTTAGTAAAAAACCCAGTAAAATCAAGGCTTTTAATAACATCTAAACACCTAAAACACCTAAATCACTATTTTTATTGTATTTACGGAAAATTGTGTGACTGCATGAAAGGTTAGTCACAGAAAACACTAAAAAAACATGGTGTATTTCAAAAATTAGGTGTTAGGTGTTTAGTAACCCCGATAAAGCCAGTAAAATCAAGGGTTTCACACCGCACACCTAAATGAACACGTAGGTGTGCGGTAGAAAAATGGAGCATTAGGTGTTCGGAGACAGAAAGGGTGGTGCGAATGGAAGATGAAAGCATCCAAAAGGATGAAGAAAAGCTGAAATCGCTACTGGAGACACTGAAAAAGAATGACGAGAATGTGCCAGAGGAACTCCTAAAGACCAAGTACAAGAAACCGTACCGGGAACTAAAGGATAGCATCAAGGAAGTAGCGGATCAGATCTCCGGCAGGAGAATCAGACAGGACATCGTTATAAAAAACGATGATGCCGGACAGGTTCTCATAAAGCAGATACAGGAAATGCTTGAGGAAAAACGGAGAGCCGGAACAGGCAAGGAACTCGGCAGGACACTCTACAAGGAATACAGTGTCGAGAAATTTCTACAGGTGGTGGAAGAAATCAGAATAGCAGTCTGGAATCTGTGGATACCTTACTGGCAACAACACTGCTGCTTATACGCAGCACCGGAGTGCTTCGATGAGGACGGACCGCCACCGAAGATTTATAACGATCTGACAAAAGAGTTCCTTGTAGACCAGGAACAGAACATCTGGGAGAAGAAACCAGAGTGGGAATCAGAACAGAGAATGATCATCACAGCCGGAGCGTGCCACATTCTGGCTGAGGGATTAAAGAATAAGGAGGAGCAAGACAATGGATAACAGACAGGCAAACATCAACAGATTTGAAGCAGAGATGGCAAAGGTAACAAGAGACGGAGTGGACAAGCTGATGGCATTTATCAGAAAGAGTGATATGTACGCAGCACCTGCAAGTACCAGATTCCACCTTTCAGTGACAGGCGGACTGCTGCAGCACTCACTCAATGTACTGGATGCACTGAGGGCGAACCTCACAAAGAACGATGACGGCACATACTCATACGAGGTCGCAGGAGTTCCGGCAGCCAGAGTGACAGAGGAAAATGTGATCATCATGGCACTGCTCCATGACATCTGCAAGACCTACTTCTACACAACAGAAATCAGAAACCGCAAGGTAGGTGGAAAGTGGGAGCAGTATGAAGCATTCGCAGTGGATGACAAGATTCCATACGGACACGGAGAAAAGTCGGTAATGATGATCGAGGAATACATGAAGCTTCAGCCAGTGGAACGATATGCCATCAGATGGCACATGGGGTACACCGAAGCCGACACCTTATCATTCAACAATGCTATCGACAAGTATCCAATGATCTGGGCACTGCATTCCGCAGACACAAAGGCAAGCCACTTCATGGAAGCCAACGAGGGAAACAAACTGGCATACGCAGACAACGGATCAGCGGAATACGCAGATCAGCCGACCATGCAGGAGGCAACCGCCCCGGTATTTGAGGAGGCGACACCAGTATGAGCATGATGGAACTGCTGTCCCAGATGAGAGAGCGAGCCAGAGCCAAGAAGCAGCGCAAAGGAAGCCTGCCGTGGTTTTGTATCATTCTTTCGGACAATGCGTAGAGCCGGAAAAACCCTGTACTGAGTGCAGGGTTTACGAGGAACATAAAGAAGAAATCGAAAAGGAGATGGAGAGACATGATCATCAAGATTGAAGCAGTACCGAAACTGGCAGTGGAAGATGGAGTAGAGAAAGTCGTCATGGGAGAAAACAATCAGCCAGTGTGGGATAAAGAAAGAGCACTTATCACAACCAAGGGCGGCAATTACCGCAGAATCGTCACACTCACAGACGAACTGGCGGCAGAGGTGGCAAAAGGACACCGATACTTCAATGCAGTAGAGAAAAACGGAAAACTCCACATCACAGGGAGAGTGTCCGCCAGATTTTAAGGAGGCAGACGATGACAGCAAAGAACGCAGAAGGGTATCCAGACCCAACAGCAGAGGAAGCAATCCGCCATGTAATGCGTGGAGGAAAACTGGATTATACCTCCTTCAGAACCTACGAGGAACTGCAGGACTACACCATAGAGCATAACAAGGGTATAAGCACCAGGGAAGCAGCCGATAAATTCATTCGGGAGAAGATGCCAAAGGAAAGCTACTTCCAGAAGAAAATCCTCGACTGGATAAAGGATAACGCACCAAATGCCATCGCATGGAAAGAAGCAGCCGGCCCGTACTCCAGACAGGGAATCCCGGACATTACCTGCATCATCAATGGCAGGTATTACGGATTCGAGGTCAAGCGGCCATTCATCGGGGTGCTGAGTAAGATGCAGGAGCAGACGATAAAGCAGATCCGCAAGGCAGGCGGTAGGGCATGGGTAGTCACTTCGGAAAAGGAAGTGGCGGAAATCCTGCTGCCGGAACTGACACAGAAATAGCAAGGGAGCAAACAAAAATGAGAGTAGCAATCGAACCGAGAAAAGCAACTGACCGTGGCGGATATTACTGTATACCGCTGAAGGTAAATGTGCCAACAGGACGCAAGGACTGGAAGCTGACCATGTGCCCGGAGTGCGGTGCACAGTGTTGGGAACTGCCACTGGCAGAGGTAGCCAAGGCACAGGGAGCAAAAGGACTCTGCACCATGTGTGCGTTAAAGAAGGGAGTGGGCGGAAGATGAATGATGATGAAAAGTGTTGCTGCGGAAACTGTCTGCACCACAGACCATCATGGGAAACAGGACATCTGAGCGGATGGCACTGCGATAACTTCATGGCAGACGCATACGGATGTGATACAGAGTACGATGACGGAGAAGAATGTCCAGATTTTGAAAGCAAGAGGTAGGTAAGCCATGTGGAAGATTTTCATAGAATACGATGATAAAAGCAAATTGACGATAACCGGAAAGCACAAGGATATCCCGGTAGAACTGGCGAACAAATACTACAGAGAATATGTGAAAAACAGAGTATGCAATGCCACATATCAGCAGTACCCAAAGAAAGACCATGAACCAATGTCACTGGCAACGAAGATCATGGAACTTTAGAAGGGAGCGTAGCAATGGGAGAAAAACCATTAACAGTCGAAGAACTGCGGCAGATGGCAGGGCAGCCAGTGTGGTGTCCGGATGAGGAAGCATACGGAATCGTGATGTGCGACAAAATTGGGCAATGGGCAGGAATCCCGTTCTTGCACGGAGTATGGTACAGCAACGATGACGGAGTGGGCGTGGAATTTAACCACAACATCATCGGGCGAAAGCTGAAATGTTACAGAGTGATCAGCGAGAAAGACGTCCCGAAACCGCTCAAGCAGAAAGCGGATGCATTCGGAGATACCACGATGGTCTGCCCGAACTGCGAAAGCGCAGCCGTTATCAATCCATACAGAAAAGACAGGGAATTATATCCGCACTGTCCATGGTGCGGGCAGAAATTAAAGGAGGAATCAGAAGCATGATCGATGCAAAAGATGTAGAAAATCTGACAAAAGCATATTTGCATTCATTCAACACTGCGCTGAGCGAAACACGCAATCCAAGTCTGGCGGGGCAAGCAGCAGCAACGGTATTGATGTCAATATGCAGCGTAATACTGCCGAGAGAACAGCAGACCGCAAGTCCATTGGAAGCACTCATGGCTGCAGTAATGCACAATGCAGTGAAAGCGAAGAAAGGAGCAGAAGGCGATGATCCTGAGAAAAAAGATGAGAAAGCAGACGAAGATATTCAAAAAGGCGATTAATGCAAAGTGGGCATTCTACTGGGCAAAGTTTATGACAGAAGCAGCGACCATCTGTAGGAAGTACACGCATGAGGTAATCGAAGGCAAGGGAACGGATCATGAATATACACACCCCTCATGCGATGGCTGCCCATTCAATGTGGAGAAGTTCGGAGAGCATAAGATATGCGGGTGCATATTAAGCGGACCGGACGACTGGGATGAGCCAAAGGTAATCGGTCATATCGTCCGCACAATAATCCATGAAATGGCAGGTGGTAAGAAGTGAGTGAGAACGAAATCCGTGAGTACGCACTCATGAAAGCGACATTCAAGTGGTTGCTGATCGGTATGCTATGGCAGGGATTGGAACTGTGGTTCTACGGAACAACCAGACCAAGCAATGAGGACACAATCATCGGATTTTTCCTCTGGTATTACATCGTGAGATGTGAATGCATGAAAAGGGGAGTCTGGTGGAAAAGAGGTGGAGATAATGGCAAAAGGTAAACCAAAGCGTAAGCCATTCGGGATGAATTCCAGTCTGGCGGACGCAACGCAGGTAATGAGAC